ATGAAGTATCACGAAATGACTAAAAACTATATTTTTCGTGAATTTGAATGTGGTTTAACCGTCGAAGAAGCTGCTAAACTTTGTTTAAAAACTGTGAGAACGGTCAAAGAATGGGATAAGGGAAAATCGATTCCTCCAGAGTGTAAACGCTTGATGAGGATGAATAAGGGTAGGGAATTGAGCTCTTGTGAAGATTGGGAAAACTTCGTAATGCGGCATGATCGCTTAGAGCTTCCAACTGGTCAGTTGGTTACTGCGCAGCAAGTATTAATTGGGGTTGCACTCTTAGAGCTAGGGGCTTCAAATGATATTAAGATTGCCCACAAAATCCTCAAGTATGCACGCTCTCTAAAGAAAATAGTTTAAAAATAATTAAAAAGGCTCCAGATGGAGCCTTTTAAGAAAGCGTTGTTTACTCATTATTACAATTCCCATTTATGTTTAAAATACAGGCGAATGTTGTCAAATTCATGTTCTATTCTTGTGTAAAGGTGGCCGTCATCAAGCAACTCCTCAATTCTATATGGAGTGTTTGGAATTACTGTGTCGATTGGGGTGTTATGCATGGAACTATGTATGCACTTAGAACAGAAAAGAATGTAGTCTTTGAGATATGTTCGGTAAGAAAGAATACACTCAGGCAAATCTTCATCCGAACCAAAATCAGAAATCATTACGTGTTCCACTTTACTGCGAAATTCATAGTAAACCCTATCAATTTGGCTAGTAGATAATTCACGGCGCATATCTCTTAGTGTTAACCTCGCAACCTGAGAGTTCCCCGAGTTTGCTAACGCTATAGCATCTTGGTATGCCCAAAGAATAATGGGTGTCTTGTTTCTTGAAAAATCCTCAATTTTACGATGAATGGCTTTTAAGTTCTGATAAGCATCTCTATCACCATCGAATTGCTTATGGTGAGTTATCTGTTTTTTCCAAGAGTTATACGCGCCATATGCAAAAGTGACACCCAAAACAGTCGCAATGCTAGACAATATAGAAGACAAATCTTTTAATAGAGTCCAATTCCCATATGTAAGCGTTGGGTTGTTGACCTGAGTGCCTGCGTAAAAAAGGCAAATCCCTGTAAAAAAAAGAAGCCAGTATCGAATGTTATTCATGTATTTAACCTAGCTAACAATAGCTATTACTTGAAAGCATGATAAAACAATACCTTAACATAAAACGCTTCTAACTTTTGCCTTTAAATTCTCATGATGCCACTTTGAGTATGGGAGTGATGTTTTTAGGCGTTCTATGATCAACCTAAGAGTTGTGAAAGTTCATACAGGTTAATATGAGTCTTCACACATAAACAAGGAGGCTTGTAATGCCGTTATATTATGTAAATAAAAGAGCTCAGACTAATGGAGATCACGAAGTTCACAGCGATAGTTGTATTTACCTATCTCAAATTAAGGATAAAGAGTTTTTAGGTACCTTCGAAAGCTGTGTTGGAGCAGTTGCAAAGGCGAAATTATCCTACAGCCGAGCAAATGGATGCGCATATTGCAGTGGGGCCTGCCACACAAGCTAAAGTAACGCTAAAAAACGATAAAAAGCTATAAATAAAGCTTTTTATCGTTAACGCTGTATCATGGTTACTGAATTTGTAGAGACTCAGGCCAGACAAAATATGGACCGAAACGTTTGCTGTATTTAAACTCACCACCTGAGGATTTACCTTCATCGGTTAATAAGTGCTTTCCGTCATCTAACGTTAAGTATCCTTTATTAACACACAAGCTGAGAAACTCATCTGTTTTAAGTTTGTGCTTTTTAGCTAACTTAGAAGAGCTGAGTTTAATTAGTTCATTCTCTGTAACAGGCTTTTCAGTAGATTCCGTATCTAAATTAACAGCTTGAACTTTCTCTAACGAGATTCTAACTTCGTCACTAATACGAATAATGCGTTGCGCTTCCTCGTAGGAATCTTTGTAGACATTGGGGTCTTCGTCACGGTCAATGAAGATGCCCATTTCATTATTATTTACTTGGCTAAACTCATAGAGATTTAAACTTGTAATGATACAAGCACTTTCATTCATGTAGCACTTTGCATGGAGGTTTTTGCAAAAACTGGTACGCACAAAGGAGAGACCTTTTAGCCAGTTAATCTCATCAGGTTGTAGTTCGCTTTTGCCATAGACAATTCGAATGTCTATCTTTAATCGGTCTTTGTCTTCCAAAAGCTCTCGAATACGATCATTAAGCTTAAGAAAAGGGCTGATGAGGATTAGCCTTTCAGAAGCGTTCTTTATCAGTTCTTCGAGGTAGTAGTTTGTTGCACTTGTATTTAAAAACTTAGCCATTTCATATCCTTGACATATAAAACCTAGCGCACATAGGCTACGACTAAGAAAATACTGAATCAAGTAGCAAAGATAAAAAACGCGTGGTCAAATGCCGCGCGTTGCGAATCACTCTTGAACAGTTAGTCAAGCGATCTTTTCAAAACCTGTTGTTCGTAAGTAGTCCCAGTAGTTTTGATGTATTGAAATACTTACTTGTCGTAGTTGTTCAATGTCGACTCCCTCAGCTAACTTGATGATCACACTATTATTTTCAACGACAGCACTTTCAACAATATCTAGCTGATTAAAATCATCAGCGAAAGCAGCTACATACATTTGGTAATCTTCTGGTTCCGGCATAAACGGACACTGTGCATTCACATCATCTTCAGTAATTTCTTTCAAACCTAATCTATATTTCATTATTACTCCTTAATTACCTAAAGGTCATCTAACGCTTGTTATACGACAATTAGTTTCCTGTTATGCGCACATTGTGCAGTTTTCCTTGCGATATGCTCAACAGATGGCTTCATAGTTTCAATAAGATAAATTAATTGCATAAGTGTTTTGTTATTTATTATAGCCTAATCAAGATTTAATCGAACCGTTGAAGCATGGTGGAATTTACCCCCGTAATACAGATTCGGGGGTTTGCTCCGCTTTTAGGTCCCTCCCGCAAAGCGGGCCCCTCCCAAAATGCTCGCAATACCGCGCACGTAATAAAAAAGGGCTCGTATAGAGCCCCATGATTAAGTTCGGTGTGGAAGTGCCAAGGTTTGGTGTCCTACATGTTCCGCTTCCTCGGTCTACGCAGACTGCGCTAGCTTCGACGCTGTGGCGAGCGGTCTAGATATGGACAGGCATGTTTTGCTGCAATATGTCTGATGGCTTTTCTCTTTGGCCGCACGTGAAGATCCTTTCTGTTTCTTCCCAAGTCACTCGATATACGCAGTCGCTCAACACTTCGAACCGATACCCAATCTTTACCAAGTCCAGATGATCGAAACTGAATAGCTTGTCGCGACCATCGTACACATCGATGTATATCTTGTAGAATGTCAGGTCACGGTCGAGTTCGGCAGCATACTTCAGCCGTTTGGCGTAGGCGATTTGTTTTGCGTATCCGGTGATGTAGAAGTCGTAATCTTCCAAAGGCCCGAACCCTGATGCTTTCTTTTTCTTCTTCGCTTTGGTTTCTGCCGTATCTACCGTTGGCGTTCCGTCAGGCAGCTGCGCTTGTACTGGTTGCGGTGGTTTAACGGGGTCGGGCGGTTGCTCTGGCTCCGGCCACCAAGCCCAGATATTGAAAACCAATCCAAGCGATAACAGCACCACCGTTCCGACGACAGGCCAACGCTTCCAGAACGGGCGAATGTCTTTTGCCTCGGCTTCCTGCACTTGCTTGTTGGATTGCGAATGACTCTTATAGAACGGGAAGTACTCTGACTTGTAAAATCGGGTAGAGGTGTTCACCACTTCACCGGCACAACCATCTTGCACTTTCTTGGTGTAAGAACTGGTTGAACCCATGGCCGTGTTCTTTGTGCATCGGTAGGTCACTTCAATCATGTCCTTAATGTCTCGATGCACTTTGCGGATGTTCTGCGTGAGCAAGATGATATCGACACCGTAGTGACGGTGTATTGAGTACCATTCTAGAATGGGCGCGGCCAAGCCTCGACTTGGCAAGCTCATGTGCGCCTCATCGACTACATAAAGTGGTCCTTGTCCTTTTTCATTGCGCCATTCGTCCGAGTAATCTTCAATCTGACTGAACGGGCGCGAGGTTGAACCGAAATCCGTTAAACGGCCATCCACGATTTTGATGAGTTCTCGAACATCTTCACCAAACACTTTAACGAACCAATCAATGTTTAAGGTGATATTGGTAATGACTTTGCGGCCATCCTTAATGGCCGGAATAATGTGATAGGCAACCGCCTCATAGGTTTTACCGCCTCCTGGTCTTCCTGCTATGGCGTATATCATGAGCCTAACCTCGTAAACGGAATCAATTGCAGCATCAAGCGCACCGTAATAGCGGCCAGAATGATGGACAGACATTGAGGCACACCGACCGCCGCCAAGACCCAAGCCACCGTAGGCGGAATACTGGTCATGTACTGGCTCATATCGACCGGAGCGAATAGGGAGAACACACCAGAGAGCAACAGATTCACCATTGCCATGATTTGCTCAACCGCCCAAAAGAACAGGTCTTTGAGCATGTTGACCAGCGAGATTAAAAGCTGATAGAGGAACACCAACAGCTTGTTAAATAAATCGACTAACCAATCCATATTAACCTCCGAAAATAATACGACGCGCCGCAAACACTGACGTCATGATGAGAACCGCACGAATAAAACCGAACACCCAATCAAAGCTGATTTGTTCCTCAAAACTGAAATCACCGAAGAACGGCACAGGGAGAACGAAAGAAGGGCGCTTAGCACTGGATAAGTCGAGGTCACCAAACGAGTTCACAAAGTTGTCGATGGTGTTGTGTTTAAGATCATCTAACTGACCGGACACCAAACCACCTAAACCATCGGGATAGCCCGACTCATAAAAGCCAGTACAACTTTGGGACTCGATACACGTACCACCCGTACCTGCGCCAGACGTATCTGTGTTTGCGATACCGTCTAAGGTGTCAGAAATACCGGAAACTTCATCCGCGATACCATCCATTGCCCCTGCAATTTTCTCTACATCGTCACCCACACCATTAACGGCATTGGTGTTCTTGTTCATGGCCGTGGTGATGTCAGCATTCGCTTGTTGGATAAGGGCCTTAGTGTTTTCGTAAATCTTGTTGTCGTTGATTTGCTGCTTTTGAATGGCTTGCGTATTGGTGACCATCGACGCGTTCAGCGCAATGATTTGGTTTTGAACGTCAGCACTGGCTTGATTGATGTCGATGTTCATGTCATTCAGGGCTTTGTTCACGTCCTTATTCATCCCAGTAATGGCTTTCAGAACTGCCGTATCTGTCGATTCATCGGTGTCAGGCTCTTCCACGTCTGGCTCACTGTCGGTATCCGGTGGATTCACCGTATTGGTTGAGTCGTCAGGTAATACGCTAGGGTCTTCGATGTCACCTGTCGGGTCGTCAGGGTCATGAATGGGGTCATCAGGAATAATAGGGGTGTCAGGGCCATCTTTACCCCAGAAGAGTGTGCCGCCTTCACACTGATTGCCTTTGAACTGGAATGTTCCATGACAGATTGTGTTTTGTGTCCATTCGCCAGAATCAACGCCCGTACACAGCGTGGTATCACTAGGAATGCGTTCTAGTTCGCATCGGGTTGCGCCAAAATCGCCATAGCATGCCCCTGTGACCTGTTCACCATAGACGTACGCCAGCCATTGAAGCAGCTTGGTTTCATCAATGGATTTTTTGAACTGGCAAGCGTCCATACAGGTGCCGTCAGGGTTTTCACCATACTCACAGGCAGGAACGATAGGCTCGCAGGTGACACCGTCACCATCTTCTATCATTTCATAGTCAGCTGGACACTTAGCCGTATCATGACGGAACCATACAGTTTGAATTTTCGGGAAAGAAGAGCTGTCGGTATTACACATTATACGTAAGCCGAACTCATCGCTATCCATGTAACATGACTTAGTGGAGAAGTCTTTGTATCGAACAAACTTATTTTCATAACAAGAGACATAAGAATAAGGATTAACTCTCATCCCCCTAGACAGCTTACAGTCGGGATAAGCGATAACATCTCTCACGGCGTAAGTAGGTTGAGCTGCGCTTGCATGCCATGACAGGAACAAGCACGAAAACAGAAGTAAAAAGAGTGATTTATTCACGTTTTCACCATTAAAAAAGGGGACCGAAGCCCCCTTATCCTCTAAAGTTTTGGCTGGCCACGTATCCGGCAATGCCACCCAAAAGCACAAAGACGATGAGTTGGACATCGTGGAGAACGGCCAACATAAACTTAAGCCTTGTTCACAGCACGCTTAGCAAGAGTGATGGATTTGTAAGCCATAGTAATGCCGACAATCACCAGACCTGCCGCGCCGATTTTGGTTGCCACACCAGATAAGTCGATAGCGGAAAACGGGTCAGCAGCACCACCTTCCGCCGCCATAGCAGGGACAGAAAGCACCGCAACAGTGACGGTTGCCACCGCTTGTTTACCGAACTTTTTAAGCGCGTTTAGACGTTTCATAACAGATTCCTCAAAGTAGTTTTATTAAACGTATTGCCATTTTGATGGCGTAAGTTGAGAGATATCCGCCAACGAACACCAAGGTGAAACCCAAGCCGAACGCTTGAGATATCTCTCCTGGAGTCAGCTGTGTGTAGCTCATTAACGTGTCATATTCTTGAGCCGTGACCATGACATAACCGCTGCATGAAGCCGCTTCAATATCAGGAACGACAGCGAGAAAACCGTCCGCGTTAGGTAAAGCACACACAGGCATAACGAAATTCCTTATTTAGCCTTTAACGAGGCTTCAAAATGTTTCTTGATGTCGTCATCCACAGGGATGAGTTCTGTCACAATGGCACCTGCCAATGGGTCGTCTGGGTTAATCTCCAAACGCAATTGGTATTCACGGCGAGGAACGAGGGCACCTGTGCGCTCAAGTAATAGGGCGTATTGATGATCAATCATCAACGGTTGGTCCCACTGTGGATTCACATCACCGGATTCACCGATAGTGCGGCGTTTGAATTTCTCTGAGTTGATTTCACGTAGAGGACGCGACACGTTCAGTTGAGCACTGTCACCACGTGCTGAGTTCCAAGTGATATCCATGCCAAGTACAAAAACGGATTTAGCCATTTGTTAAGTCTCCAATATGTGAGTCACCAACTTGCCGTAGGTATCGGGGAAGGTGAATTTCGTTCCATCACGGACAAGGGAACCGACCACGGTTTCAATGTCGCCCTCATGGAACTCGATAAGTGAATTAAGGATTTTCCCGTACTGGCGACGCATCCAATGCGCAGAGGCCAACAGGTCTAACGCCGCGCGTTTCGTCGGGACAGGTTTGGTATTGAATTTCTTTGCAGTAGAAATCGAGGCTGCGAAATCATTGAGCGCGGCATACGCGCCAGCTGGATTCAGCAACACATCAACATTCCATTTTTTAAGCTCGACTTCGGAGCGATACCAGACAAGACCCGTGTTCGCGAGTTTCTGCTCAAGCGCCTTGTTGTAGATACGCCAGTAAATGCGCGAGGTACGCGAACCAATCGAGTATTGCTCTTTGGTGTAAATCGGTTTGCCATCTATGCCGATACTGGCAATGGTCATATCTTCATGAAGCACCGGACCACGGCCACGTTCTGCGGTGCGGAAACAGTCGTCACGCCACGCCTTGTAAGCGTATTCGCAATCAAAAATCCCGTCGTAATCGTCATAGGCCAAGTCAACACGCGCCAGAGTTTGCACACCAAGGACATTAGTCAGCCAGTCATGCAGCGACCACGTAGGACGACGGGCAAATACATGCTTGCATCCCGTTCCGTTGATTTGGAAATGCACCGTGTCATTGTTACCGCCGATACCAACGAAGCCGCAAAAGTCCTCACCATCTGGCGAAGTCAGTTTCATGGATTCGGTGTAGAACTGGAAACCCAAACCGCGAGGCGCAGACAGCGACAAACCTAGCACTTGATTGGTGAAGATGCGCAAGCAGTCTTCCAAATAGTTGCGGTAACAGATATCAAAGGCTTTGTTGTACGCTTCAATGTCTTCTGACGTCTTAGCAACCGTCGGATTAAACACAGGTGGAGCAGGGAACTTAGGCGCTCGACAGTGACGCTGTAACAGTCCTGATTTGGCAAAGCCTTTGTATTCCTCATGCTTGTGCAATCGACGAACCGCATCATGACAATGGCGTAAGTCTTTAACAGCAAACGTAAAACACAGGTAATCAATATGAACGCTTTGCTCATCGAAACTTTTAAGGATGTTAGTTGCAGTAGTCATCAAACACCCCCAAATTGATACGTTGTTCAACGGTCGTGTTGGTGATGGACACCAACTCATAAGAAGTGAACTGAGAGGAAGCCCAAGACTCAAGATGAGACATGGATTTAAGCAAATCCCATTCGTCGCAACCTTTGACCAACACAGAAACCGTGTAGTCAGGCAGCAAGTCGTAATAGATGATTTGAGCTTCGTTCATGATTACTGAGCCTCTAAAGCCGTCGCTTTTGAAGGTGTCATACCTAAGAAACGACAGAGAACTTCATGTTCGTCAGATTCAAAACGAAACTCGTAATCGCCAACCGAGAGATAACCAAAGGACTCTTGGTTGTTTTCGAATGTGCTAATGCAGTAGCCAAAGTGATTGAAAGGAACAACGACTTCTTCAAAGATGTCAGTTGTAGTGATGTAACAGAGCTTGAAAGCTGGAACGTGAGACACTGCGAAGTGACGGAGCGTTAACGTTTTAACATTGACGTTTTGAACTTCAGTTTCTAATACGATCAT